AAAAGCAACACAATCTTTTTCACCTTTCTTAGACATGTCCATGTCATAGAGATACTCGGACCTAACCTTGCAATAGATTGGGGGAATGTTTGCGTTAAGATATGCCATAATTTACTTCTCCAACTTGTAAATATTATCATCCGAATATATCTCCCCAAGTATTACCTGATTCATAATCAACTTTGTTAGGGACCGCTAGTGTAACAGCATTTTCCATAATCTCAATAATCTTTTTTGCTTGTTCTTCAGACTCAACAGAAATATCTAACTCATCATGAATTTGAATATGTGGAATAATTCCTTCTTGATATAAATCTAACATAGCTTTTTTAGTCATGTCCGCAGCGGATCCTTGAATCAGTTTATTTAAAGCTTTGTATGTAAAAGCTCTTTTAATTCTTCCTCTTCCATAAGTTCTTTCTGCTTCTTCTAAAGTCATCGCTGTATGCATTCCAAACGTGTTAGGTTCCCATTTATTAAATCGACACTTACGACCCAGTAATGTTCCAATTGAACCTGATGTTTGTGCATGTGAAGATGTTCTGTTCATCAATTCACGCACAAAAGGCACATTATCATGATACTGATTAAATAAATTTTCTGCTTCAGCTTTAGTTGATAAACCAAGTTCTGCTTGAAGTTTTGCTTTACCCATTCCATAAAAAAGTCCTAGATTAATGGTTTTAGCTTGTGATCTAGAAATTCCAGCCATATCAGCAACGGTTTGGTGAAAGTCGACAGAATTATTTTTGAATTCATTTACAATTTTATCAACCGATGGATCAAAACAAATGGGTTCTGTTGTTGCTGCATAATGTACTACAAGTCTTGGTTCTTGTTGTGAATAGTCAAAACAACCCCAGGTATGATCTTTTTCAGGAATAAATAATCCTCTAATCATCGGTCCAAGATCCTTGTTTCTCGCTGGAATTTGCTGGAGATTAGGATTCGAATAACTAAATCTTCCTGTAACGGTTCCACCTTGATCAGATTTAATCGGATTGATGTCCGCATGTATTCTTCCTCGATGTGAAAATTTTAAAATCGTATCAATAAATGTAGTATGAGCCTTGTTTATTTCTCTGGCTTTTGCTATTTTATTAACTAAAGGATGATTGTGTTCTTGAAGAAAATTTTTAGTAAAGGATGGCGCATTTGATTTCTCAGTTCTTGAATATGGTAAGGAAAGTTTATCAAATACCTTTGCAATACTTCTTGCTGCCCATATTTCAGTTTCTATTCCTGTTTCTTTTTTTATGTCTAGCAATAATGCTTCTTCTTGTGAAACTAATTTTTGTTTCAATGTATGAGCTCCTTCAACGTCCACCCGAACGCCTTTAAATTTCATATCAATCAAACAAGGGAACAATTGTGTTTCTAAATCAAAAACATTTTGTAAGTTTTGTTTTTGTATATCACGAGATAAAACTTTAAATAATTCTAAAGTCAGTTCAGCATCTTTTTCTGCATAGGATCCAACATCCATGGCTGGAAGTTTATACATTTCTGATTTTGCATCTACACCCGCAGCAGCTGCAGCAGCTGTTAATGCCTTTTCATCTTTGACCTCTCCAAGATAATCATAAGCAACACTATTTAATGAATACCATAATCGGTTCTCATCAATCAAAGATGTCATCACCATCGTATCGACAATATGTCCATTAATTTTTATTCCATAACTTTTTAACCAACACACATCGTACATGGCATTGTGAAATATTTTTGTGTTCTCTGCTTTACATACATCTGTAATCCATTTTAAAACTTTTGTTCGATCTAAATTACCTTCTCGGTGTCCAATCGGATAATATCCTGACCAACCTTCTACCGCCACAGCGAATCCAATAATTTCTCCTCTCCCAATAACTGCACCGGATCCTCTTGATTTTAAATCAGGATCTTTTGTTTCTAAGTCAATGGCCACATAAGGATAACCTGATAAATCAGGAAAATTATCTGGACAAATCCATTCTGTTTGAGCGTTAAACATTTCTACCTTTCAATCTTTCAATTTCTAATTCACAATAATGAATTATTTTTTCTAAATCTTGTACGCCATTCTTTTTTTGATAACGCACAGCATATTTTATTACATTACCCTGAAAAAAATTCAAGTCATTAGCCATAATAAAATGGTAAGGTTGTATTTTTAATTTATAATGTTCTCCTCCAATTTGATTCATTGATGGAAACACACGATCAAAATCGTTTTTATTTGTCATATATCTTCTCCTATGTAGTATTGATATTCTGAACCTTGATTCATAATATACAGTTTGTTTTTAGCTCTTGTTATTCCCACAAAGAACAAACGATGTTCTGTGTCTTTATTTACTTGAGCTGCATCGTAAATAATTTTTTCTAAATCTGTAAATAAAATAACATTGTCACACTCTTCACCTTTAACTGAATGTATAGTTGAAACTTTTATTCTTGCTTTTTTACTTAGATCCTCGCCGCTCGCCACGAGATCCTGAATATATTGTTTTTGCACTTCATCCATTTTTAATACGGTCCAGTCTCCAGATACATTAAGACCATGATTCATTCTAAGTTCATCTAAATCTACAGAATCAATATTATCAAAAGTTTGACCTTTAAATCCGTGTTTAATTTCTGCTTTCGTTAAATGTTCATATAATAATGCTGCTTCTTCTCCGGATACACTTGCACCTTTATTGAGTCGGTCCCAAATATTAATGGCTTCTAATAAATCAGAAGGCAATAAATCATTGATTTTACAGTCAAATCTGTAACCTGTGTTTTGTAAATGTTCAACAATCGGCATCATTTGATCATTTGTTCTGGTCAAAATCATCCAGTTGCCTGTGCTAAAATCAATATCGGTAATGTCTAAATGATCAATCACTTCTCCTTCAGCGTCTCTTGGGTTCCATTGTTTTTGTAATCTTTCATCAATATTCATAAGAACAGATACAGCGAGTTTATGGATTTGTTTAGGAACTCTTCTTGATTCAACTTGTGCATCAATCACTCCTTTTAAATTTATAAACTCACTTGGACTTGCACCTTGAAACGCATAGATCGCTTGATCGTCGTCCCCTGCAATGTATGAGCGTTTACATTTAGATTCAATGTATCTAAACATTTTCCATTGCAGAGGATTTAGATCTTGCGCTTCATCAAGAAAAACGGCATCAAGGGACGGACACGCATCTTTCTCAACAAACTTAATCAACATGTCTGAAAATTCATACATGTTATAATCTCTTTTATAGTCATTCAGATCTTGTTCGATTTGTAATAATAAAGCATCGTTAATTTTAAGATCTAATTCTAATTCATAAGCAGCTTCCATAACATCAATTTGTTTTGCTTTTGAATATTCAATAACTTTCATGTATGGATTGGTATATTCTCTATAACCATTCTCATAAGTTTTATTTTCAAAATATAAATCATCACACACTTTTGAATAATTTTTAAATGCATTCCAGTTTTTACCTTGTAGTAATTGTGTATTGGTATCTATACCTAATTCTCTTTTACCCATTGCATGCATGGTTGAGATATATTCAAACTCAAATTGCGGATAGGCATCTTGTATTCTTTTTTTAGCTTCTTTTGCTGCAGCATTACTAAATGAGATATAAGCAATTTTCTTAGGATCCGTTTTTAAATCAATAAGTTCATGCTTTAAATGTTTATGAATTAACGTATGTGTTTTTCCGGTTCCAGGTGGTCCGGGTATAATGGTTCTCATTTTTCAAATTCAGCTTTCTTTTTTTCATTCTTTCTAATTAAAGGTTGATTTAATTTAATACCTTCAATTTGCCAAACCTTTTCGCTTTTTTTGTTTATTTTTTTAGTCACAGATTCAGCTTGAAATAAACTTTGCATCAACCTAATTGTTTTTTGATAATTGTAAGTTTTCTCTGGCCATAATTTAGTCCCAATTAAATATCTCCAAAAATCTTTAAATTTAAACCAACTATGTCCATTCTCAGAAAAAGCTCTTCGTTTTAAAATGTCCTCTATTCCTTTTCCATTTCTACTTAAAAACTCTACCAATGAAGTTTGTAAAACAACATCCATTCTCATATCATCAGGCGCTTTAATCGGTTGGTCCATTTCTGATAAAAGCTTGTTGAGTCTTTTCTTCCACATCATTTTATTTGTAGATAGTAAAGTTTTTTTAAGTTCAATCATTGCTAACTTAGAAAATCTTTCTGGATCATGTAAAGTATCTGGATCACATTCTATGGTATCTCCATCTGCTGTTACAAAATAAATAGGCGGATCAGAATCTAACATTCTAATTCCAGTGATATCTATATCAGGCGAACCTGACTTACCAAACTTTCTTGTGTAACAAAGTTTATCCTGACAAAAATCACAAATGGGTTGATCACCACATTTATAATCGTAATCTTTTCTTTGTAATGATTTAGCAACTCCAATAACTTCAGTTGCTTTTAAAGTTGGATTTATATATTTTTCATTATTGTAATCTTCTAATTTTGTTTCCCATTCAGTTGGAAAAGCTTTTTTAAGATAAACTCCAATATTATATAAAAAATTATTTCTACCTCCTTCTGATATACCCCCTTGTTTAGTTATTGTTTGTAAACATGGAGGACCTTCAGGAAAATCTGTTTCTTCTTTTGTGTTTTGAGTAAGATGTAATCTTTGCAATGTTTCTTTTGCAATCGCAAATTCATCATAATAATTACAAAATTTAACCATCGTCATAGGTTGACCTTCTTCATCAAAAGCGTAACGACTTGATCTATCTCCACCATGATAAGGCATATTTAAGAAACTACCCACGTCTCCTCTTTCTGCTTTAATGGTATTTTGTTTTGGAAATATTTCTGCTTTTGAATGACCTATAATAGATGCCATTTGTGTTAATTTATTTCTCATTAATATTGCAGGAACAAATTCTGTTGTAAAACAATATACATGTGCACCACCCGATTTGGATCTAAAAACAATTAAAGGTAATTGTTCTTCTTTAATTTTTTTAATTAAAGATAAGTGATCAAAAGGATAGGTGTCGATGTCAATGCATCCCCACTTACACTCATTGTCCTCATTGATTGGAACAATCCCCAATGCAGGTTCGATCCCTTTAATGTGTTGTTCCCAAAGTAAATCTGTAACAGGTTTTTTAATGGTGTAAGATTTAACTTCATTTTTACCATCCGATCTTATTTCGTTTGTTATTTTAGTTTGTCCATAGGCATTTTCAAGGCCTTTAAATATTTCTTGTAGTCTTTCTATCATATTCCCTCTCTGTATATTGTTTTGGGCGGCACAGTTGTACCGCCCAATTGTGGCAATTAGTTGTTAGATTTCTCTAAGCTAGTATGAAAGTCTTTTGCCCTTGCATACAAAGCTCCGTCCGTTACAGGACCAACTGATTGTACATTATATCCATACCACTGGTTGCCTTTACCAGAATTTAACACAGAGGTTAAATTGTAAACAAATGCAAATGAAGCTGGTGTAAATGAACCTTCTCCATCTTTCATTGTTTGAGACATCTGAAGAGATAACCATTTTCTAGCTACCTTACCTTGAGATGAACTCATGGATATTAATGCTGATTCAGCAGATCCATCCTCCCCTAAAATCAACACATAGTTTTGATGCACCGTTAAGATGTAATTACCATTTGGTAATCTATCTTTAGCACCATCCTTTGTTGTTTTAGATAGAATATCAGAACTATCAGGATAAATTTGTTCTGGTCTACCTGAACCAGTACCAAACTCAGCCCATTCTTGATACTCCATTCTGTGATAACAAGGAATAACATTGATTCCTTTGTCACCATCATACAGTCTTTTAGTCACTGTATTTAAGAACATTCCAGGTTCTGCATCGGGAACGTAATTTTGATTACGTTTCTGTGCTTCGCCAGAACTATTCTGTAAAAGTTTTAAGATCGGTAAAGCAAGTGATTCCTGCTTCACATTCTCAAAACCTTTCTCAGCGTCTTCTCTAAATAAAATAGTAGAAGGCATCTGAGTTTTTTTTGTTTGTACTTGTGTACTCATAGTTTAACTCCTTTTTATATTTGTACGGTTACCCACGTAAGTTTTGAAATAGTCAGAAGGCATCTCAATTCCAGACTCGTGACACTCCCTGACTATTCCTTTCAAGGTCTGAGGATGTACGCCAACTTTCTGGACAGGTTCGTATCCTTGACCTTTCGCAAGGGTAGCATAAGCCATTGCCTTGTTGTCCTCGCCCGTGCCGAAGGTAACGGTAATGTCATTTTTAATAACATCACCTCGACCGTTTTGACGAAGCCAGTTAAAAGCTTCTTCCTGTTTTTCAGGAAGAATAGATGCGCTATAAAAGTTTCCAACTTCTATAGTTTCGCCGTCTTTTAGCT